GGGAAAACCTCGGTTTTTTCGTCGCTTCGACGGAAAGTTTTCTTGGTCGAAGCGGCCAAAACGTGAAAACAGACTCAATTGTGCGGAGGTGGGGTGGATGTAGTGGCGCCGAAACGCAGTCCAATCGAAAAAAAAGCCTTCAAGCTTTGGTGTGAATCCGGCCGGCCGCGCTCGACGAAGTGGATCGCTGAGAAGCTCGGGATCTCGCCGGAAATGGTGAGGAAATGGAAGCACTACTACAAGTGGGAGGAGCGCGAAGATCCTCGCCGCGGCGCACCGAGAGGAAACAAGAACGCGAAGGGCAACAAAGGCGGCCCGGGCGCTCCGCCGGGCAACGACCGCGCCGTCAAGCACGGGCTGTACCGCAAATACATGCCGCAGGACGAAGAGTTCCTCGAAATCTATGATCTGGCGGCCGAGGCCGATCCGCTCGACATGCTCTGGCACAACATCACCACGCAGTTCGCCGCGATCATCCGCGCGCAGAAGATTATGTTTGTGAAAGATCGCGACGAAATGATCAAAGAGCTGAAGAAGCGGAAGTTCGATGTCGTCACCAGAGGTCGAGGGAAGGACAAAGAGATCATACCTGTGGTGACTGAGGAAGAATTTGAATTCCAGTTCGCCTGGGACCGTTACGCGACTTATCTCAAGGCGCAGGCGGCCGCGATATCGGCGCTCAACTCTTCGATCAAGCAGTTTCTTGCCGCAGCGCCCGAGAACGACGAGCGCCGCATGAAACTGGCGCTGATGGAGGCCCAGATCGAAAAGGTCAAGGCCGAAGTAGAAAGCGCCAAAGGCGGCGGCAAGAACGCCGACGCCGAAGACTGGGTAGCGGCGCTGAAACAGGCCGCCGAGCGGCGGAGGGCGCAGCAGGTGAATGACGATGAGTAGTCAAACCGTCCAATCTACGCTTGTCAATCTGCTCGATGTGTATTGGGATGACCCAGTCGCATTCGTGCAGGATATGCTCGACGCGGAACCTGACGATTGGCAGCGGGCCGTTCTCCGTGATCTCGCTGGGCATCGTTGGGTGAGCGTGCGGTCCGGTCAGGGAGTCGGCAAGACGGCGCTCGAGTCATGGGCCGTCATCTGGTTCTTGTGTTGCCGACCGAATCCGAAGGTTATCTGCACGGCGCCGACTCAACAGCAGTTGCAGGATGTGCTCTGGGCCGAAGTTGCAAAGTGGCTGGAGAAGGCGAAAATCCGGCGGTTGCTGAAGTGGACGAAGACGAAGGTCTACATGATCGGCCACGAAGAACGCTGGTTTGCGACGACACGGACGGCGACGAGACCGGAGAACATGCAGGGCTTCCACGAAGACTACATGCTGTTCATCGTCGATGAGGCGTCCGGGGTGGCTGATCCGATCATGGAAGCGATTCTCGGCACGCTCTCTGGGCCCGAGAACAAGCTGCTCATGTGCGGAAACCCGACGAGAACGTCGGGTGTTTTTTATGATTCGCACAACCGCGACCGCAAGCGATTCAAGACTCATAAGGTCGACAGCCGGGACAGCGCGCGCACGAGCCGCGAGAACATCCAGATGCTGATCGACAAGTACGGCACCGACAGCGACGTCGTGCGCGTGCGCGTGTATGGAGAGTTCCCGAAGGCTGAGTCGGATGCTTTCATCGCGCTCGAGTTGGTGGAGCACGCAGCAAACTCGACGGTCCGGCCGACGGGTGATACGCTGCACATCGGTGTCGACGTGGCGCGCTTCGGCGACGATGAGACCGTCATCGCGCCGCGGATTGGTGGCAAGGTGTTCGACCTGCGCGCATACCACAAGCAGGACACGATGGTGACGGCCGGCTGTGTGATCGCGACGGTCCGGGAGATGCTGCAGCAGTACACGCACATCCGCCGGGTTGTGATCAAGGTCGACGACACCGGCGTCGGCGGCGGCGTAACGGACCGACTCAACGAGGTGATCCACGAGGATCGGCTATATGATTGGACGGTGGTTCCGGTCAACAACAGCGGCAAGCCGACATCGGACGAGGAAGAGCATTACGAGAACCGCGGCACCGAGACTTGGGCGACGGTCCGGGATCTGCTGCAGGACAGCTTCTCGCGGCACATGCGAGGCGAAGAACCTACGATCGAACTGCCGAACGACGACCGGCTGATCGCGCAGCTGTCGCAGCGGAAGTACCGGATGACGAGCCGAGGCAAACTCGCGCTGGAGCGCAAGGAAGATATGAAGAAGCGCGGGCTGGACTCGCCGGACCGGGCGGACGCTGTCGTGCTGGCGTTCGTGGAAGAACGCAGTTTGCCGTTCAGCGGTCAGCGGCCGGCGGGTTGGTGATGTGGTAACATGCGTGCATGGATGAACGACAAAGAATTGTCGGACATGCCGTGCTTCGTACCTGAAACCAAATGAAGGAAATCGAAAGTCTCTCAATTGAGCGGCTTTTTCTTTTGCAGAAATGGGGTGATTCCACTGACCATCGAATACGCTCGCAAGCAGTTTCCACCGCCGCCATTTGACGTCGAAGTCGCTGAGACCAACTACTACCGCAAGCTGTACGACGGCGACCACGCGGACATCTTCCCTCGGGCGCGGCACGCGGGGAAAGACAAACGATACCGCTGGCGCCGGAAGTCGCTGAAGGAATGGGAACAGGTCACAGAGGTCGTAGAGAGTGGCGTTCCGTATATCGTCGTCAATTTCTGCAGCCTGGTCGCGGAACTGCCGGCCGATCTCCTGAACCGGTCTCTCGGCAACATCTCGGCGGACTCGGAACGGGATCCGGAACTCGAATTCGTTTCCGGCGTCGTCGAGGCGTCGAAAGTTAGCAGTGGGCTGTGGGCGGCTGTGACGCAGCACCAGGTAGACGGCATGATTGCGTATCGTATTCGCCGCGACGGTGCGCGCAATCGGACATGGTTCGAATGGGTACTGCGCGATATGTTCTTCCCGCATCAGGACGGCCTCGGCGCCGACATCGTGTGGATCGAGAATCACGGCGACGGCGTCAATACGGAGCAGTTTCTCCGCGTCGAGCGCCAACGCCTGACCGAAACTGGCCTGACGATGCAGCAGATGGTGTTCCGAATGAAGGGCGACAGCGTCTCGGAGGAGATGGATGTGCAGGAGTATGCGCGCAAGTACAACGTCGACATCCCGGAAGACGTGGAGTTGGTCGGCATGACTGAACTCATGTGTGGTGTCGTTACGAATGACGAGACGCTTACGAGACCGCGTGGCCGTTCGGCGCTCCGGAATGTCGACATGATCCAAGAGGAGATCAACTGGACCATCACCCGGGACGCTGTGATCTTCGAGAAACACGGCAAGCCGAAGCTGGCCATACCGCGCTCGCTCTGGGACACTGTGGCGAACACGAACCACCAGCACTACGGCCAGCGGTTCGTCCGGAACGCCGATCTCGAAGTCGTGTCCTACGATGAGAACAAGGGCGCGGTGCCGCAGTACATCACGTGGGACGCGAAGACGCAGCAGAGCTTCGAGCACGTGACGCGGCTCATCAAGTACATGCTCGCGATCACGAAGACATCGCCGCAGGCCGCCGGCCTTGAGCCGGGAACTGGATCGTCGGCAATTGCACTCCTCTACCTCTGGATTCAAAGCGTAATCAAGGCCGAGGCAATCAAGGCGAAGTTCGACACGGCGATCAAGGACGCCATCCGCAAGTGCATCATTCTTGAAAACACGCTCGGCGGTACGCAGTACGAGGTAAAGGCGCCGGTCATCGAATGGGGCGACATGTTGCCGAAGGCCGAGTCCGAGCAGAATGAGGAAGAGCGCGCATCCTACGAAGCCGGCGTCCAGTCGCTTGAGACGACGGTCCGCCGCATCCATCCGGATTGGTCGGAGAAAGCGATTGAGGAGGAAATCCGCAAGATTCAAGAAGAGAAGGCGGTCGATACGCTGAACCCGACCTTCGTGCAGCCGCCGCGGGTGACGCTGTGATATGGCGACGTCGGCAGAAAAAATCATCGCGCTCTACGTCCGCGCGGACGAGCGCTTGCGCGAGCTGGTCCAATCGCTCGAGGATGGTTCGATCTCTCAGCGGCGGAAGAACGATCTGCTGCGGCAGGTGGAGGCGATCATTGCCGAATTGACCGGACAGACCGGCCAGCAAATGGCGGGTATGATCAGCGAGTCGTACCACGCCGGCGCCGCGGAGGCCGTGACGAGCATGATCCGGGCCGGCATGGCCGCGGAATCGATCAACACGACGCTCCGGCCGTTAATCCACCAGAGGGCCGCGCAGGCGATCATGGACGAGGCATTTTATTCGATCCTCGAGGCCAGCGACAACATGAGCGCGGATGCGAAGTGGCGCGTCGAAGAGGCCGTCAGGCGGGCGAACGAGCGGTCGCTGCTGACCGGCATGAGCCGCCGAGAAGCGACGCATCAGGCCGTCGCCGAGCTGAACCAGCAGGGCATTACCGGCATCGTTACCCGGAACGGCGCCCGGGTGCCGGCCGACAAGTACATGACCGGCGTGATCCACTACCACCAGCGCAAGGCGCACGTCACCGGTACCGAGAACATGGCAATTCAGAACGGCATCGATCTCGTCTATGTCAACGCCGTCGGCATCACATGCGAATATTGCGCCAAATACCAGGGCCGCGTGTACTCGATCAGCGGAAACGATCCACGGTTCCCGAAGCTTGAGCAGCGGCCGCCGTACCATTCCCACTGTGTCCATTCGCTCACGCCGTGGATCGAGGAGCTGACGTCGCCGGACGAGGTCCAGCGCATGATCGAGCAATCGAACCGGCCGTTCGTGGACAACCGGACTGAAGCGAATATCCGGCGTTACAACGAGCTGCAGCGCGAAAAGTCGCGCAAGAACGCGACGCGCAAGCAATGGATCCGCTATAAGGCGGTGCTTCCCGACGATACGCCTGACCTGCGGACATTCGCCAGCATGAAGGCGCGGAATACGCAGTCGTACCGAGAACTGCAGGAGGTTTATCGAAAGGTTAACGCAATGATAAAGGCGGGCGAGGCCGATGGATAGGTTTATCCATGACATGATCCACATGACCGAAGGCGAAAAGTTAGTAACCTATTGGCCGCTGTGGTTGGTGATCGCGGCGGTTTTGATTGCGGCCGATGTTTTCTTCGAAAGGAGGGAAAAGCGGGATGAGCGCCGTCATTCAGACCGAAGACGAACTTCGCGCTAAATTAGCGGAATGGCAAAAGATCCTGCGGCTGCAGGATTGGATCATCAACGTTTCGATCTTCCGGGAACGAGACATGAAAGGCGAGAACCGCTGCGGAGAAGTTGAATGGACACTTGAGAAGCGCATGGCGTCAATCCGCATTCTTGATCCTGTCGATTATCCAGACGGCTTGATGGAAGAGCAGGATATGGAACTTACGTTGGTTCATGAACTCCTGCATCTCCATCTGGTCGCTGTTACCCCAGATCACGAAGACGAATTGAGGCACTGCGCGCTTGAACAAGCAATCGATGCGATCAGCCGCGGGCTTGTGGCGCTGAAAAGAGGTTTGACGGGGTGATTACCGGTGAACGATATCCTTGAGCATCGAGCCAAGCGCGAGGGCAGGGTAACGCCGCGGGCCTGTGTTGAAAATCTCATGCAGGCCATTGAGATGGGGCTTGTCGATTCGGTTGTGTTTGTCGCTCGGCAGCCAAATGGAGAGATCAAAGTGGGTTGGAGTGACACACTGGACACTGAAATCATTGGATTGCTCGAGTGCGGAAAACACATGGTTATTCGAGAGATGGAAAGGTAGCGGGCCCCGGATGAGACTTCCGTGGGCCCTTTTTCATGACCAACACGCCGTGAAGTCGTTAAAAGCTCCGGCGGGAAAACAGCCGACCCAGGCTTAAAAACGGAGGTCAAAACCATGTTCGAAACCATAAGAAGACCCTTTCTGCTTCCGCTCGATCTGCAACTGTTTGCCGAAGATGGGGGCGGCTCCGGCGGCTCCGGCGGCGGCAATGGTGGCGGTGATGGTGACGGGGCAAAAGGCGGAGGCGCTGGCGACGGTGGCGAAAAGAAGTTCACGCAGGCCGAGCTTGACGCAGCCATTCAGTCGCGGCTCTCACGGGCTGAGAAGGCCGCGCAAAAGGCGCTGGCGAAGGAGTTGGGCTTCGACTCGGTAGAAGCACTCCAAGCGGCGCTGAAAAAGCCCGATGGAGGCTCCAAAGGCAAAGAAGGCGATGACAAGAAGACCGATCCGGCCGACATCGAAAAGCTGCTGGATGAGCGCCTGAAAGAGCAGAACGCGAAGACATATCAGCGCCTGCTCACAGCCGAGGTCAAAATCGTGGCGAATGAACTCGGGTTCGCCGACTGGGAGGACGCCCTGAAACTCGCCGACTTGTCGAAATGCAAGGAAAACGACAAGGGCGAGATCGAGGGTGTGAAAGAAGCGCTCGAGGCGCTGGCGAAGAAGAAGCCGCACCTGTTGAAGCAGAAACCTGGTGCCGGCCGCTTCGGCGCCGACGTCCGCAACTCCCCGGACGAGAAGAAGAAGTCGCATGAGCGGCTGATCGAACTCGCGAAGAACCGCGGCGTCGTCACTAAACCTGAAAACGACCCGTGGGCACGAAAATAACGGAGGTGCATGAAGGATGCGACTGCAACCGAAGGAACAGTTCATCGTCGACGACGATTACGAAATCCTGGCGTCGCTGGAAGTCGTCCGCGAGGTGACGAATGGCATCACGATCGATTCTTCGGCAATCACCGCCGACAGCAACGGCGACAAGATCATCAAGAAGGGCATGCCGATGGCGAAACTGGCCAACGGCAAATATGTGCCGTACAACCCGGCCGGCAACGACGGCAGCGAAAAACCGTCGGTCATCCTGAAACGGACTGTGAACGTCCGGGATGGCGACCACGTCGTCGGTGCTTACGAGGTTGCTAAAGTGATCGCGGCCCGGATTCCGGTCACCGTGGACGACACGCTGCGGCAGAAGATGCCGCATATCGTCTTTGCTTAATCTCAACAGAAGGGGATGAGGTGGAATCATGGCTGACGAACTGTTGATGCTTGAAGAAGCGCTGTCGGGCGAAGAACTGCTCGTATACGCGCGCAACCTTTCGATTCCGAACGAATACCTGCACGAAACGTTGTTCCCGTCGCGTCAGACCGACGAACTGACGGTTGACGTCATCATGAGCGAAAACCGCCTGCCGGTCATGGCGCAAATCGCCGAGCTGGGTACGGAGACGCGCTACGGTTCGCGCGAGGGCATGAAGGGTCAACGGGTGGAAATCCCGAAAATTCAGCGCGGTCGCTGGATGGACGAAAAGCTGATCCGACTGCTCCTGATGGCTGGGCAAGGTGGCGGCCTGCGCCGGCAAGAAGTCGCGCAAATCGTACGCGAGCAACTGAACGACGCGCAATACTGCGTGGACGCCATCCGCGCGCGGAAAGAATGGGTCGCCATGCAGGCCGTTTCACTTGGCGCAATCAACTATGTTGAAGGCGACGTTCGCATCCAAGTCGACTGGGGCTACAAGCCGGAACAAAAACCCGAACTGTCCGGCACAAGCTTGTGGAGCAACACGACTGAGTCGAAGCCGCTGCAGGACATCCAAACCTGGTGGAACTACCAGGCGGACCGCGGCGTGCGCCTGACGCGCGCTTTCACGAGCCGGCAGGTGCTGTCGTATCTGCTGCAAAACCTGTCGCTGCGCCGGCACTATTTCGGCAACCCGAGCGGCACGGCGGAGCCGCCGCAACTCAACCAATCGCAGCTTGATTCCGTGATGGATTCGCTCGGTCTGCCGCGGATCATCACGTACGACACGCAGGCACGCGTCGAAGTGGATGAGCTGGCGAGCGGCAAACTCCAGTTCCAAACGGTCCGCATGGCGCCGCAAGACCGGTTCGTGATGCTGCCTGACGGCTCGCTCGGCAACTACCTGTGGGCGACGTCCACGGAGGAACTGGTCGACGGCATCGAGGCGGAAACCACGGGAGACGCGGGCATCTATGTGTTCCGCGATCTGGCGTCGAAGCACCCGCTGCGGATCCGCACGGTCGGCGTGAACCTCGCGTTCCCGGTGTTCCCGTACGCGGACTCCGTCATTTCGGCGAAGGTGATCTGATGAAGGGCGCCCTTCGGGGCGCTCTTTCTCACGAAAGGATGATGAAGCATGGATCTGAAAGTGAAAGGCGTCGTCAAACACGACGGCGTTTGGTACAGGCCGGGGGACGTGATCAAGGACATCAAACCAGACGATGCCAAACGCCTGATTGATTCCGGTATTGCTGAGACCGCGGAAGAACCGGCGGCGAAGGGTAAGGGAAGCGGCAAGAAGGATAAGGAACCGGATGAAGACGGCGGGTGATTGCCATGCCTACCATTCAAGAGGTCGGCGATTGGATCGCGGGGAACCTGCTGGATTCCGAGGCGTGGGACAAGGCGACCGATCAGAAACGCGCTGTGGCCATCGCGCAGTCCGAGCGTAACCTTTCGCGGTGGTACCCGGACAAAGATGCCTTCTCGGTCGAAATTGTGGCGTATCAGGCCGTCTGGGAACTTCAGGGCATCGACCCGGCACTCAAGTACCAGAAGCACAACGTGAAGACGGTCACGGATACCGGCGAGTCAGTCACATACAAGGATGGAGAGCGTCCAGCCGTTGCGCCTGACGTACGTGAACTGCTCGGGCCGACGGCTGACGAATTAGCCGAGCATGAAGCACTCAGACAGTACGGCGGTGTGCTGTTATGAGCCTGTTCGGATACCCGGCAAAAGTGACGCACTATCACTCCGGCACCGACGAATGGGGCCGTCCGTTGCCGCCTGTCGCCACCGAGAAGGCCGCGAAGGTGGTGGAGGAGCAGAAACTGATCCGGAACGCCCGCGGCGAGGAAATCCAGGTTGCCTATGCGATCCACCTCGAAGGACCGAACGCGGTCAGCTTCGACGATACTTTCGAATACGTGAACGCGCTCGGCGAGACGATCGCGATCCACGTGCGGCACGTCGAGGTCAAAAAGTTCATCGGAACCGACGATGTGAAGAAGGTGGTCGTCTATGGCTGACAAGTTCGAGTTCCGACTGGACGGGCTCGATGCTATCGTAAGGTCGTTGGGTGAGATTGAACGCGCTATTGATGAGGGTGTCGACCAGACGCTGGTGAAGTTCGGCGCTAAAATCGTCCATGACGGCCGCCGGCTGGCGCCCATCGATTCGGGAGACCTCGAAGCCGCGATCAACGCCGGCGATGTTCAGCAGGAGGGCGGAACGAAGTACATCGACATCGGCACGAGCCCGGAGGTCGACCATTACGCCGTCGTCCAGCATGAGGGATTCCGGGAGACGAAGGATGGAAAAATCATCCCAATGACACCGGGCGAGAAGACTCGCAGCAAAGGGCCGTATAACGGGTACATGCCGGGCAAGAAGTTCCTCGAGAACGCCGTCAAGATGAACGCGCAGGCGTTCTTCGAGGAAATGGCCCGGGTGCTGAAGGGGTGATTACATGCTCGCAACTGACTTGATTGCCTACCTCACGTCCGCGGGCTTCACCGTGTACCCGGACCCGAACTTCATCCCGGCAAGCCTGCCCGAGAACAAATATCCGTGCCTGTTCGTGTTCGGCACCGGCGGATTCGCGCCACATCCATATGTTCCGACGGAGCGCGTGACGTTCCAGATCATCATCAAGGGCAAGCCGTACAAGAGCGATCCGTACAACATGGCAAACGCTGAGGTGTTGGCAAAATCACTCATTCGACACCTGCACCGCAAGGCCAACTTCACGGTTGGCAGCGTACAGGTTTTTTCGTGTCTGGCTTCGCAGTCCAACCCGATCTTTCTCGGGCGGGACGAGGAAGACCGGCCGATCTTCTCGACCAATTTCACTTTTTATCTGAGGGAGGCGTGAGAAAAGATGGCTGACGTAAACAAAATCTACGCAGGCCCTGGCATCTTCATCTGGGACGTGAAGGAAGACGGCACGCCGAATACCGACGCCGTCACGATCGACATGACGCAGGGCGGCATCAACTTCGTCACGGAGACCACGTATTTCGAGCCTACGACCGACCAGACGGGCACGGCGCCGGTGAAGACGATCAAGACTGGAACCGTTGGCCGGGTGACGTTCGAGACGCCGGATGTGGACTTCGAGAAGGTCGTCAAGTTCAATCCGGATGTGAACAAGGTCGTGGATGGCTCCGCACCGACGAAGGTCAAGTACCAGGTCACCGGTCTGGCCGGACAGGAACTTCCGCGCAAGCGCGCGGTAATCAAGCCGCTCGGGGTCACGGATCCGAGCCGGTTCATCTACCTGGAGAGCTGCGCGATCAAGTTCGACGCGAACATCAGCTTCCGGCTCGACGACAACCAGAAGTTCCCGATCGAAGTGGTGGCGTATCCGGATCTGAATGCAGATCCGGTCGGTCTGCTGTATACGTGGGGAGACATTACCGCAACGGCATCCTGATCTCTGGGGCCACAAAGGCCCCTTTTTTATCATCCCGAAACGAAGGAGGGACTTTTTGTGAACCTTCCGTTCCTGAAATCCGAGCGCGTGATCCTCGGCAAAAAGCAAGTTGAAATCCCGAAGCTTACCCGCGCCCGGCTAAAAAAACTGACCGAGCACATTGGCACGATTGGCGATTACCTTGTGAAATTGTTCCTGACTCCTGAAAACGAGCGCGCGGTCTATATCGTGGCGGCCGCTGACGTTGCAATAGATGAAATCTACGAACTTACATCGATCTTGAGTGATCTGCCACTTGAGTATTTGGACGAGCATGCGAGCCTCGCGGAATGCACGAACTTCCTGCGGCTGACGTGGGAAAAGAACGACATGAATCGGGCGCTGGGAAACTTGAACGGCCTGATCCCGCCGCTGGCCCGGCAGTTCGTGGAGAGCATCATCAAGCGGATGGATCAGGCCAGCGTATAACCCCGGATGAGTTCGTTCGGCGCTGCGCTGTCGCACTGGGCAAGACTCCGCAGGAGATCGAGAACGAGTATGCGTGGGTTGATCTGCCTGAATTGCTCAAGATTCGGAACGAGATGAAGGCGCGAGAATGGTTTGAACTGCTGGATGCCACGGTCTTCCCACATGTGACGGATCAGAAGGCCAAGAATTCGATCTGGGAGCGGTATAGAAACCGGCTGCCGAAACCGCCGCCTGAGCCACAGAAGTCGGCAGAGGAACAATATCAAGAGTTGCTTGCGCGTATGAAGGCGGGTGGATGATATGGCTGTTGAAATTGGCGAACTGAGGGCGCGTCTTGTTGCTGAAACGAACCAGATGAAGCGCGAAATCCGGGCGGTCAAACAAGAGTTTTCCGACTTGGGGGCGGAGAGCAAGAAGACCGCGGCTGAGATGGAGAAAATCGCGCTGACCCGCGAAAAAATCGGGCATCTCACCCAAACACTGGACAACGTGAACGCCCGGATCGAGATCCAGCAGCAGAAGCTCGAGCGGCTGAAAAAAGCATACGACGCCACGTTCAACGAGGACAGGCGGTCGAGACTGCAGGAGCAGATCCTGAAGACGGAAGCATCGCTCCTCAAGCTCACCCAAACCTCCGATCGGACGGCTCGTGAAATCTGGAAGCTCGAAGACAGTCTCTCCGCGGCAAACAAAGAACTCGATGAAACCGACGAAAAATCGAAAAAAGCCAGCGGCAGCATGCAAGGATTCGCGTCAGCCATCGCAGCCCTCGGCGCCGGCGCCGCATTCTCGAAGCTCAAAAACACCATGACCACACTCGCCGAGGAAGCAAATGAACTCGCCAACTCATATAGCGGCCTGGCTTCCGTCGCGAAGTCATACAACGTTGACGTGGAGGCGGCTGCCGACCTCGCCGACCGCCTGGCTGACCGGTGGGGGATGAACCGGGCCGTCATCGCCGACACCGTAAAGACGTACCTCTCGATGGGGCTGACCCTTCAGCAGACCGAAGATCTGATCATCGCAACAGCTGACGCTGCTACATACAACAGGCAAGCTCATTTGTCGTGGGAAGAAGCAATCAAGCAGGTCGCGCAAGGTATCAAGGCCGGTAACTCCAACCTGACCGATGCAGCCGGCATCACGACGAACCTGTCTGTCATGTATGAGCGGTATGCTCGCTCGATCGGAACGACAGCCGCCAAACTGACGGAGGCGCAGAAGGTTCAAGCCGCCTACAACGGCATGATGCAGGAAGCCGCGATCTACGCCGGAAACGCGGACGCAGCCATGAGCGGATACACTGGTACCCAGGCTTCGTACACCAAGACGGTCGAAACGGCGCGCCAAGAACTCGGCGAAGCATTTATCCCGGTGCTACAAGAAGTGTTCGAACTCGTGACGCCTCTCATTCGTGAGTTCGCGCTTTTCGCGGAAGGGAATAAAGAGGTTGTCGCAGGCGTCACGGCGGCCGCCGTTGCGATCACAGGACTGATAACAGTCGTAGGATCGCTCGCAACCGCTTTTCTGGTGTTGAACGCGGCAATGGGGCCGGTAAGATGGGCGGTGCTCGGGATCGGCGCGCTCATAACCGGCACGCTCGCTTACAGCGCCGCAGCAGACGCCGCGGCAGGTTCGGTGTGGAAATTCGCCGAAAGCCAGGAAGAGCTGAACCAGAAACTGAACGAATCTCCGCTCAAACGGACGTCACAAGACGTCCAGAACCTGCAGGCAGACATCGAGACGCTGAATGAGTTGCTCGAGCGTCGGAGGCAGCTTGAGGAACAGATTGCTGAGGTCCGATCTCGATCGGCTGAATGGTCGCAGATGCGTATGGTTACGCCTGAAATGCGAGAATTGGGCCAATTGAGCGCCCAACTGGCGGAGATCGACAAGCAACTCTCGAAGCTCGGGATCGATACACCGGATCGGGCGCCGAAGGTGCTGGAAGAGTTGAACAAGCAGCTCGAAAATGCGATTCCGGCCATGCTCGAGCTGAACAAGGCGGAGGTCCGGGAACTCGCAACGCAGGTCGAACACATCGACAAGCTGACGGCGCTCCGGAACCGATACGAGGAACTGAACCGTCTCGAGGAACTGAGCGCTGCCCAGCGCATGGAAATGACCAACATCGTCCGGCAACTCAAAGAGGAGTACCCGAACTTGTTGGTCTACTATGATGAGGAGAAGCAACTCCGACTCGAGAATCTGGACATCCTGGATCAGGCGCTCGAGGCCGAAACCAACTACTACAACGCGCGTGCCGAGAAGATGCGCGAAGACCTCGAAAATATGAAGCAGCACACGCTCGCGCGCATGGAACTGCTCCGGACCGAGGTCGAGAGTCTTCAGACCGCTCTCAAAGAGATCGAGAAGGTCGAAGGCAATCCGTCGCTTCTATCCCCAGTGGCCCCGGAACTGGTACGGGAAGAACCAGCCTGGGTGAAGTCTGCCAGAGAGCGGTTCAAAAGCGAGCAGCAGGGCCGCGTAACAGGAATGATTGACGAGATCAGCACGTTGGAGCGATCACTGATCGAGATCGACAAGCGAATCGCATCGATTCAGAGCGGCAACTATGAGGATCTTTTCAGAATTCCTTCGTTCGACGTGCCCGCTGATGACACCAAAAAGGAAAAGAAAACCAAAACCAAAACGAAGGAAGAAATCCAGAGAGAACAATTCCGGGCCGCCATGGACTGGATCCGGTACCGACGCGAACTGAACCGGATGAGCGAGCAGGAGGAGATCGATGCCATGACTCGCCTGCTCGAGCGGTTCAAGGGAAACGCCGAGATCACACGCGAACTTGAGGTCGCCATTTATCGCGTGCGGCAGCAGATGGCCGAGGATCAGAGGAAGCTGCAGGAGAAACAAGCCAAAGAGGCCGAGAAGGCGGAAAAGGAACGCTTCGAAGCATCGGCGGAATGGATTGAGCAGGAAGAGCGCCGCATGACGCTCGCCGGTCGTTCCGAAGAGGAGATCGCCCGCATGAAGCTCGAAGCCTGGACCCGCGTCCGCAACCGGTATGAGAAGGACAGTGAGTACTACAAAAA